GCATAGCCGCCTATAAAGCGCGTGCGGCGCTCTGTGGTGAGGTTCATAACGCTGTCCAAGGCCTGCTTGGCGTTGATCTTGGTATCAGGGGAAACCGTTTTTCCATAGGCGGGGGCAAGGCTGATTGCGAGGTTTAGGTACATCGCCGAGACAGCCCAATCCGGTACTTCGGTTTCGTCAGAAACATCACCAAACCCATTGCCGCCAGAATAGCCAATACGAATATTTGCCGCAGCACCCCATGTTGCCATCATGGCATCCAAGCGGCGCAAGGCCATCTGGTATTCATCTGGTTGCATGTCAAACGAATAGCTGCCCTTGCCAATTTCGGCAAAGGCCTCAGAGATGATCTGTGTTTTCGTCCAGGGCATTGTAAACCTCTCGGGATGCAGAAGGGGCGACCGAAGCCGCCCCGATCTCGATTAGGTTTGGTTCGCCAGAATGATCCCGCACGCCTCGGGGTTGATAACCGTGGTTGCGTACCGCGTAACGCAGCGGACAGTGGTAACCCCAGTCAGCAAGCCCTGCGAATACCCCATGGCAATCGGAACGCCCTGCTTGGTGCGGGCCTTCATCCACTGCACGCCCTGATCGCTGTTGACGTTGATATCACCAAAGTCCAACGTTACCGCCCCATCTGCGAAGAACGCGTTTACAGGCTTGGTGACGGTGTTCAGGAAGGTAACCGCCGCGCCCGCGCCAGCAACGGCACTGACGTTCTTGTAAGGCCCTGTGGCGATGATTGCCGGGGTGATCACAAGGTTAGCCGTACCAGCGCCGCTGATAATCCGGAACGACATCAACTGGCCAGTATCGGTCTTGTCGATATTGTGGACCGCATTGACGCCAGCGATGGTGAAGCTATCTCCGTTCTTGGTATTGGCGATGTTTGCGCCAGCGACCACCAAAGTCATGCGACGGTTGTCGGTCGGAAGGTCGCCCGTCATAGCCGAAGGGGTGAACGACTGCGCACCCGAAACGGTCGTTCCGCTGACGGTGCCAATGGCGGCGAGGTTGTATTGGGTGTCGGTGCGGAACGTCTCAAACGTCGCGATGGCCGGAACCTGCGAGCGGATATAGGCGTCCTTTGCCAGATCACCGATGTAGGCCCGGTTGCCAAGGTCTTTTGCGATGTCCTTGTAGTCGAAGGGGTTCAGGAACATCTTGCGCGCACGTCCGCTGGGAACGCCGCGAGACAGCATCAGGGCTTCGGCGGTTGCGCCATCATCCCAAGTCAGAGCGCCGACTTTCTTGACTACAATCGCGGATTGCAGGGCTACGGCCGATAGAAGGTTCGCCTCAATGTTTGCGGCAAGGTCCAAAGCAGCCGACTTGCCTGCGCGCTCGTAGTGCAACGGATCGCGGGCTTGCAGGAAGTTCATTTCATACCGCACGTTATCCGGGGTGCGGAACGTGGTCGGAACTTGGCGCTGGATCAGATCGGTGGACGAACCGCCCGAAATATCGATGCCAGTCTGAATCGCGGTGCGATACGTCTGCGGGCGATAGAATACGTCATTCGACCGCTGCATAGATGTTGCGTCTGGGTAAGACGTTTCAACAGCCCGCGACATAACGCAAGCGGCGTCGAATCCCTCAATGAGGTTTTCGAACATGATCTCGAGATCTTTGGTGAATTGGTTGGCCATATCGGCGCTCCATGTGTGCGATTGATTTCAGACATCGCGGCAAAGGCAGTTGCCGGGGCTGGTTCAATACGCGCACATAACGGATGCGGAGCCGTAGTTATGTTATAACACTCGAAAGATGATCAAGTCAAGATCAGCCCTGCGCTTCACGTTTGGCAGCGAGATAGGCGGTGTAATCGCCCGATTTCTGCGCCTGTTCTTTCAGCTTATCCAGCTTGGGAAAGATATTGACGGCAGGGCCACCGCCACGCAGTTTACTTTCCGGGGGGGGCGGCGCTTTCGTGGTCACGGTGATTTTCCCTTCGAGTTTGGCGAGATTGTAGGCAAACCGATCAATGTCCTTGACCGATGCCAGGTCATCCAGTGCTTTCTTTGATCGGCCCAAGGCCAGCACAACCTGTGCGGGATTGTCGCTGTTGCGGATCAAGACGTTTTGCTGTTCAATCGTCAGCTTTGAGCGGACGACGGATTCTGCCGCGTCCATATCGGTGGCGCGCAAAGCCGTCTTACCCGCAACATAGCCGCCCAGCCGGGTTTGGTAATCCTCGTCTGCTGCCTTGGCCTCAGCGATGCGCGCTTGTTTCTTCTCCTCAGCCTTGGCTTCGGCGGTGAAGAAATCCCGCAGCTTTTGATCGTAAATCTCGGTATTGTACCCGCAACCCTCAATCGTTGGGCGCTCAAGGACAGGCTCATCAACTACGCGGATGGCATCACGCGCGGCCAGCTCAGCCTCAGCCGCGCGGGCCTTTGCCGTAGCCTCCTTTGCTACCTTGCGCAGCGCTTGCAGCGCGCGCTTGCCACGGTCGCCAAGCTCTGCCTCAATCTCGGCGTCAGGATCGGCATCAGGTTCCTCACCCTCAATCGTGATTGCAAGTTCTGGCTCACCTTCTTCAGGCGGCGCTTCGCCCTCGATCAGATCTTTGCCCGGATCGGCTTCCAGCGTATCATTGTCCAGCATTTGTTGGGGTCACTCCGGGTTGGTTGAGTTCATTTGCCAGCGCAGTTGCAGTTTTCAATGCGCTTTCCTGTTGGGCGATGGGGATTGATGCCAGCGTCTCTGCGGTCTTGGCTTGTGTTTCTTGCGTCTTGGCCTCTGCCAGCGCGGTATCAGCAACAGCCTTGACTGCCTTGGCTTCGGCTTCCTTCGCCATGGCATCGGCCAAAATCGCATTGGGATCAGGAGCGGCGGGCTGTTGTGCCGCCTGCATCTCAGCTTCCTCCTCTTTCGTGGGCTTCACCACTCCAAGAGCAAGCAGCGTGCGGCGGGCATCGTCGCGCATGTCAGAAATGCCTTCGCCTTCCATATTCATCATCGCGAAGGCCATCAGCTTCTTCTGGTCCGCCGCATCGGTCACGAACGGCATCATAGAAAACAGCGTGCGGACAATCGACATACGGCGGCTTTGGCTGGTCGGCCCAACATCAACCACCACATCAAACTTCGCGCGGCTGAAATCAATTTCCTGCTTCAGCTCACCAGTCTTGGCATCAAGGATCTTCTTGCCGATTTCGACAGACCCGCGCTTGCCATCCTCGGACAGCGTTTTCAGCTTGCGCCCCGGCTCAACATAGATTTCCGCCGCCATGCTCAGCCAAATCTCAGCGATACGGGTTTCAGCCTCTGCCGCGCCGTCGATGAACCCGCTGGACCGCATGTCAGACTTGCCCTGCGCAAGCTCCATTGACACGCCAGAGGTGTTAGGCGTCAGCATTTCGGTGTTCTGCTGGTTGCCGTTCAGATCGGTAATGTCCTGCTTGGTAAGCTGGATCAGCGCACCAACTGCCGGAGCGACATCAGGGGATTTGGTGAATCCAACTGGCCCGGTTGGCATGGTTTGCCCAGAAGCGTCACGGATGGAGTTGATTACCATGAACGCGTTGTTTTCGATATTGTCGTTCTGCCAAGCAGTCGCATGGCCTGCAATCTGTTCCGCTAGGAAAATCGGCTTTTCAATCCCCGATGCCGCCGCTGTCTCGCCAACCTTAGACACCTGAATGTTGTAGACGATCTGCGGGTCCATCTGTTTCAGCACATGGCCCCGGAAATGCGGGCGGTGACTGATGATCTTCCAGTAGCCATATTGCGGGATCAAAGGGATATGCCGCCCTGGCACCACTTCCGGTCCAGACAGTATCTTCGCGCCGTTCATCACATACTTGACGATCCGGTCGTATTCATCGGTACGCGGCTCAAGCTCTGTGAACCCTGTTGCCAGCAAAACCTCTACTTGGTCATCAGTCAGATCATCCTCAAGATGTTCTTGGATTTCGCCGCCGAAGCCCTCGAAAATGCGGAAAGTCTCGTGGCCCTCCTCTTCAACGAAGTATTCCGCGACATAGACCAAATCAGTGCCATTGCCAAACCATTGATAGCCAAACTTGCCCGCTAGATGCTCAGGCCATGAGGCGCATTCCTCGCCATATTCCGCGACAAATGCGCGCCGGGTCCAAGGCGTGATCAGGAAGGCATGTTCGGCGTCAGATCCATCCTTGCGCCGTGAATTGGCGTCGAAGAACAGCGTGGACTCCGCGTCATTGATCGGCTCAAGGCAAATGCGCTGCTTCTCGCCTTCCTCATACTCCGCCCGCAGCCGCATACCGCCCATACCGCCCTCTAACGCGCCATAGAACGCCGTGTCTCGGGCCTCCTTGCCTTGGCTGTCCTGCGTATCGGCACGGTAGCGCGCGGCACAGGCGTCGGCCAGATCATCAGCTTCCGTACCATCGCTCGGCATGAATACGGCGGCGATGCGGTTCTTGCGATATTCGTTGGCAATGCGGATGACTTCGCCGGAGACGTGGTCAATCTCCAACATCATCTTCTGGTCAAAGGTGCCCTTAGCCCAATCCCACTGCGCGCCCCTAATGTTGACAAACCGCCGAGACATAAGC